TATCTCGAATTTCAATGTCTCGAATAACGTGCGCTGGCACGATTACTACATCTCCATACTTGTACACATCCATAGGGTCTACCTTAACTGATACTGCTTTATGTGGATTCTCAGCCGGTTTGTAATCATCTGGAAGGGCGATAAGGCTCACTTCTTCTTCTTTCTTGTCGAACGAAAGCTCAACTTGAATCCAGTTGTTTTTAGGGTCTAAAACCATTCTCAACTCCATTGTCTTGTTTTTATATTATAACCTATCTTGACTTCTGTGTCAAGCATTTATTTAATTTCGCATGCTCCGCCTGCACAGGCTAACTCTCCTTGGAGATCAGTGTCGTCTTGCATCTCGACGATGTTGGTAAGTTCTACAGAAAGTAGCGACTTCATCATCTCATTGTAAGTTTCTTCATCACAATCCTCAAACGGTGCTTGTTTGTAGCTGTGGTCGGAGTGTGGCAATACTGATAGTCCGTTGTATGTTGCACGGTTCTCCCACATCCATTCTCCAACCTCGTCCCATTCCTCATCCTTGATAGTAACGGTTGCGCTCACATTGTGCGTATTTTGCCCTTTCCAGTGGCCTGTCTTCACCCACTCTGTGCTGACCTTCTTAACTCGGTTGAGCAAGTCTAGGGCCGTCTCAGAGCGTGTTATGGCGTTTTCTGGGGCTCGTTGTGGTGCGGAGATAACTGCTGTGTCGTGAGGACGGAAATATTCGTCTTCTACTAGTTCTGGATGGTTCTCAGCTAGGTATTGATAGATAGCCTCGTTCTTGCCAACTCGGATACGACGGATATAGTGGTCGTTGTGCCAAGCATGGATGCCTGATGAGGTTCCGAGTGTCAAAGACGTGGTTCCGGCTGGCTTAACACAAGTTGTTCGTGCGGCAGGCTTGATTCCGATAAGTTCGGCGACTCGTTTGTTTTCTTGTTTTACCGCTTTTGCTGCTGCCTTCATATCGAGCTTTAGGACGTTTCCAGAAGCGATACCAGTCATTGAAACACCGATAAGAGAGTCTTTCTCTGTATTACGCTGCCATACTGGTCGAAGGTAGTGAAAGTCTGTGTATGAGGCTTGTAGGGTTCCAATGAACGCTGCTGCCTTGACTCGTGCTTCATATTCTTCTTGAGTGTCCACGTTCGAGACATTGACCTCTGTTAAGTTACAGAACTGGTATGGACGGAGTGCGATTTCACAGCAAGGGTTCGTACCCCAGTCTTTGTCAAATGTAAAGTAGAAACCGGGCTCTCCTGCTCCACTTGCTTTCACACGGTCCCAAAGGTCCATAAAGAAGTCTTTAGTTATAATGTGACGCATGAGGACGACAGAGTTGTTTGCTCGGCCTCGTTGTGGGTTAACTTCCCACCAGTTTCCGGCTTTTGCGGAAATCATCTCATCGTCATCTGCCGAAAAGAGCGAAATAAGGGCTGCGCGGCGGATACCACCAGCGAGGACTGCATCTGCGATATAGCAGACCATATCATGGACCTCAATAGGGCTTAGTTTGTCGCCGTCCTCTTTTGTGTCCAATACACCGCGAAGCTTCACAAGGCACTCACGAAGAGGCTGTGGTCCGGGGGCTTTACCGCCGGATGTCACCAAACGAGCACCTTTTGGCCGGATATCGGAGAAGTCAAAACGGATTTTGGATGTTCCCTTGAAATAAGAGCTAACAAGTGTTTTTACGGCGTCTGCCCAACCTTCAATAGAATCAGAGATAAGATATCGGTATGTACGCTTGCCATTAGGCTTATTAATCTCTGGGAGTTGTTCGACATGGTGGGTCTGGACTGAATATCCGACACCTGTACCACCCAAGAGGAGGAACATGGCCTCTCCAAAGGCTCGAACATCGTCAATCGGCATATATGCACAGTTAAACACTCGGTTTGGAGCAACTTCGATAGGTTTACCACCAAACTGCATCGATCTCATCGAAGGAAGAACCTTCTTTTGGTAGACAAACTCATATGCTGCCTCAATTTCCTCTTTCATATTAGGGTATTTCTTAATATGCATCGCTTTATTACGGTCCACGAGTTCTTCGAAGGTTTCCCTACGGTATTTGTCTGTTAAATACCTTGCATACTTCATGTGTACTGTAATGTCTGATAAGATCTCTGATGATAATTCCATTATTGCTCTCCTTCTGTTTTTTTCTTTTTATTATCTCTAAACTTCTTATATTTCTCTCTTAGGACTTCACTCTGGTCTTTTGAGGACAATGCCCTCTGTTCTTCCATTGTTGATTGTAAAACTTCAATTTGAACATTCGCGGTTGTCATAGAAACCGGAAAAACAAGACCATCAGGGCCATTCCTGTTTTTTGCTACAAAAAATCTTCCTGTATTAGATTGCTTATCTTCTACCGTCCTAGAGAGTGAGAAGATAAAGTCAGCGACAAAGCATTTGTTGAAAGCTTCAGATATGGATTCCATTGTGATAACTTCTGCATTGAGACCTGACCTGTTTGTTTGTGATGCTGTCCAGACTGCACAACTAAATTCTTGTGCCAATCCCCGCATCTCTTCATAAATAGATTCCAGTTCATGTCTTTTCTCACTTTTTCCAGAAATAGGCCGTAATAAATCGCCATAGTCAATGATAACCATATCGGGCAAAATATCTCGCATTCTTAGTTTTTCTAAGTGAGTGCGAATAGACCTGCTGGATGCTGACTTAGTAGGGTACTCCTTAACAATAAGGGTTCCATCTAGGTCCTGTACCTGCTCATAGATGTCTTCTTTGAACGAATGCATCTCACTAAGCGGAATTCCAGTAATACAAGAGTCATAGCGGCCTGCTGTTACAGTATCTGCCAACTCCAAAGTATAGTGTACCACAGTCTTGCCCAACTTGATGGCTTGTGCTCCGAGATGGACCAAAACCATTGATTTGCCTGCACCTGTTGGTGCAATAACAACTCCAAGCTCCCCTTTTCCAAGACCACCTCGGCATAGATCATCAATACCCTGCCAACCTGTGGTTATGGGGTTCCGAGCTTTAACCTCGAACCTTCTTTCAAAGTCCTTTAGATAGTCGTAACCGAAATCTGAAGGATCCCCCATTTTAATCGCATCATTGATAACTTTGGCAATCTCGTCGAAAGACGACTTTTCAAGCAAAGGAACCGATTTAATCATCGCCTCTTTTAGCTTTTGTTTGCGACAGAAATCAAGCGCGATGTTTTTTGTATACTCTGAACCGCTTACTTGCGTATCATGGATGCGAGCAAAGTAGTTGCGTAGCTGTTGTTGTGTAGCCACATTCTCATCTTCGATATCGGCCCGAATGATAGAAATCATCGTCTTGTATGTGGGGTGAACCTCATACCTTTCCCGATATTCAAAAATCTTCTGTACGAATACACGAAGGTAACGCAACTCCAAAAACCCAATGTCTAAGACTTCCGAGATTTGGTCCGCGAACGGCCTATCTTGCAAAATCATTTGACATAGCGATTCTTGAAAGTCCTTACCATATTTACTAAAGCTAGGCTTATCTTTATTCACTAATCCCCCGTAGATATATAATATACCCTATATATGCGTGGCTGTCAAGCCTAATATTACTTGTTTTTCTCGACGACGCCACGCAACATGGCCATTAGTTCGGACCAATCATAGGAACCGAAGCCATGGTCAACAGAACATTTTTTTAGCTCGGTTGCGTTTAGCTCGAACTCAAAGTTGTCGAGCGCGTAATTCATCTTTTTGCGACCTTGGACAGAGATGCTTGGCGGTGTAAGATTCATAACTTTATAATTAGTCTCCACCGTATCCCAATCCTCTACAATTCTCTCATAAAACTTAAGTTTGCCCTCGGCATTGGCACAATGGTCGTATACCTCGCTAAGTGTGTGCATCTCCTCATCAATGAGGAAAGATAGACGTTTAGCGATGGTTGGTAGACCTGCACCTTTGATGCCTGCAAGGTTGTCGGATTTATCACCCGCAATGGCCCGTGCAAGGACAAAATTTTCGGGCGAGATACCGTATTCTTCAATAACGGTGTTTTTCGTCCATGCCTTCTTCTGGATGGGGCGGTAAAGAACCGTTTCATCGTCGAGCAACTGAAGAAAGTCTTTAT